AAGATGTTGGATAAAGCAAAAATTTATGGAAAATAATTTAGATGGTGAAATATTGAATAATACCCATGCCCCATATGCTCCAAAAAGTTGGAAGGACAATCCGAATGAATGGTTAACTAGTGATGATATAGAGAAGGTAATGAAACAATATGAAGTTGATTATCCAAACTTTATATTTATAGGACCATCTCCAATTGATTTTGATAAAAAATTAATATTTGGTGAGTGTGTATGGAATGAATTATGTAATTTAAATATAATAAAACAATTAAAAGATGGTAAAAATAAAATAGGTATAATTTTCAATACTGATCCACATAATAAATCTGGCTCACATTGGATTAGTTTAATTATTGATATTAAAAGAAAATTTATATTTTATTTTGATAGTAATGGTGATAAAGTGCCAAGAGAAATAATGTCTTTAATAGAGAGAATTGAAAAACAAGGAACAGAAATAAATATAGATTTTACTACATATTTTAATAGAAAAGAACATCAATATTCTAATACTGAATGTGGAATGTATTCTTTATATTTTTTAAATCAAATGATAACAACAAATAAATCACCAAGAGAATTTAATAGTAAAAGAATATTAGATAAAGATGTAGAAGAATTAAGAAAAATATATTTTAATTAGTAATAAATATAAATATATTATGATGTTTTTAATATATTTATATGACTAATTTTTCAAGTAATGAAAATAAAGGAATGATGTGGCAAATATTATATGAACAAGGCGCATTTAATAATATAAGTAATAATTATATTAATAATATAAAAAGTGATTTTGATAAAATTGTAAATATTATTAATACAAAAAGAGAATTAGACTTAACTAATAAAAATAAATTACTTTTAACAGAAATAGTTAAATATTTAGAGCAATATAAAGAAAATTCTAGACATGTAACAAGACCATTAGAAGAATTTCAAATAAAAATAGATAAGGATTTAAAAGAAAAAGAGAAAGAATTTATTGAATTAATAAAAAAACCTTCTCCAGCAGAAATAGATTTTACAGAAAAAATAGATGAGCCATTAAAAGAAAGTAGTATAAATTCGATGTTAAATAAAATGATAGCGGAGAGAGAAATAGAAATAAATAGTATTATTCCACCTCCACCAATAAAAAAAGAAGCAAATAATGACAATAATGACAATAATGACAATAATAACAATAATAACAATAATGACAATAATGACATTAATGATAAGAATGACGAGAATGTTAAAGAAATAACTGAAGATAAAGATAATATAAATATAATGATAAGTGATGAAACTAAACAAGTAAAAAAACTAACAAATGATTTTTTTAAAAATTTATCAAAAATCAATGTTAACGAAAGTAATGATAATAAAAGTAATAAGGTTGTTTCTTTTAATGAAGAATATAATGAAGATGATGAATATGAAAAAGATAGATATAATTCGGAAATAGTATATAGTAATAACAATATAATGGAATTATTACAAAAACTTTTAAATAATCAAGAAGTTATTCTAACAAATCAAAAAAAAATAATGGAAAAAATATTTTTAACAAATTAATATATATGTCATTAAAAAATAGAACAAAAAAAGCAGGAAATGTTAGTAAAATAGGATATTGGTTTGAAAAAGTTCCAGAATTGTCAAGAAATTTAGAACCATTAACATTATTAATGATAAGAACAACAGGAGAAGCTAGTAATTATATAAAAAATCATTATTCTTCAAAAATAAAAACTGTAAGTAGTAAAGATGTTAATTTATTACATTCTATAGATAGAGGTCCAGCACTAGATAAATTAAAGAAACGTGTAGATTTTTTAAAAAAAAATAAAAAAGAAATTAAGGAAATGGAAAAGAAAAATGGTTATGTTGATTTATTATCAAAATTTTTTAAAAATAGTCCTTTCAAATCTATTAATTCAGAAGTTGTAGCTGAAATAGAAAAGGATAAATATGTTACATTATCTGGGGTTGGTAGAATAGGAGCTATTAAAATAGTATTTCCAGAAGGAATTAAAATAAGAACAAAAGTAGGACAAGTAGATAATTGTTTGAAAAAACGATTACATAGTATAAATAATTTATATATATATGGGTTGCGTTTTGCTAATTTAAAGAAATTTAATATTGATGAAAAAGAAATTTTGATGAAAAAAAGATTAAATACTAAAAAATGTTATAAACGTGGTAAATTTTTTAAAAAGAAGAACAAAGAAATTTTTATCAAAAGTAATACCAATATTATAAATATAGTTATAAATATAATATTTCTAGAAAATTATTATATTTATATACGTTTGAATTTATATTTGCCTTTTTCTATTTCTAAATGTCCTACTAATATAGGATTTTTGCGTTTATAACTATCTAAATCATATACTTCTCCAGTTTCTTTATTAAGAGCATATGCGATACCTTCAATTGTAACTTTAACTGCCTTCCATTTAATTTCTTGTTTATTAACATCCCCAATAGAATCACTTTCTTCATCATTAATAGATGGAGTAAAAGCGAATTTATCAGGGTCGCCACTTGTAAATGTAAAACATTGTAATCCTTCTTTGTTTTCACTTGATGTATGTATAGAACAATCAATAGACGATTCTTTAATAGCTACTAATAATTCTCTATTAATTTCTTCTTTAATATTAGAAATTTCATAAAGGGCTTCATCACTAGTTAATGGTGAAACGCCATCTTTTTTACTTTTATCTTTTAATCTTAATTCAATAGAGCGATCACTATCTAATTGTTGTTGTGAAAATGTCATTAAATACATAAAGACTTTTACAGTTTGTAAGTCTTTTTCTAAATTTTTATGACTACAAATACGGCGAGCGCGACCAATTACTTGTTGTGTTCTGACCGGATGCCAATAAGGTTCTGTAATATGAACATATCTAACATTTTCTAAAGAGATACCTTCAGCTCCAGAAGCAGTAATCATAATAGTTTTTATAATTTCACCATAGAAGTTATTAGATGATATTTTTTCTAGTTCTTCTCTCAATGAATTGGGGATATTTTCCCAGTTACTATTAAATATATTTCTAATATATTCTTTCTCTTCTTGTGTTTCTGTTCCTGTATATAAAACAAATTTTGGTTTACCATAATCAGATGGGTCCATGTCAATTATCCATTTGTCAGTTTTAACTATTTTAAATTCAGCAAATCCGTTTGCTTTTAATATTAATGATAAAATACCGATACCTTCTAATGTTCTAAATTGACTATAAATTAAATGTAGTCCTCTTAGTTTTTCATCTTGTAAATTTTCTAATATATTTAAAAATTTTGGACTATAAATTTCTAAAGCGTCAGGGGTTAAATATTTATCGGCATTTTCTTCTAATTTTTCTAATGCTTTTAATATTCTCTCTTCATATTTTAATCCAGTTTCATCTAATTTTTTTGTTTCAACTAATTCACCTTCTTTTTCTTCAATATTTTCAACATTTTCTATTTCAGGATTAAATTCATCAGGGTTTGGTGTATGTGCATCTAATAAATTTTCATTGGCAACTTCCTCTAATATAGCAGTTGATAAATCTTCTCCATCTCTAGGAAGAGGACGAATTATATTTGGTTTTGGGAAAACAAAATTACAAAAAGCTCTTGAAAAGATACGATAGGTAGAAACAGCATCTTCATAAATATTTTCTTTTCCTTGAGCCTGTTTGCGTTTTTTAGAATTACTTTGCTCTAATTTACGCTCTTGAACGCGTGCTTCTTCATAAACTCCAAATTGGAAATCACTCATGGGTATTTTTTTTACTATAAAATCCGTGCTCTTATTATATTGAGGTAAAAGTGCATCAATATCAGGAAAATATGATGTAAGACCTAATATACGTCTTTTAAATAAATTCATATTTTTAACTTTATTATCTTGATCAATAAAGTATTTAGCAAAATCATCTAATTTATCAGGTAAAGCATGATATAATTCAACTCTTGTAGAATTAGCAATAACTGTTATATTATTTTCTTTCAATGTATTTACCAATACTCTCATCAATGTTTCATCATCAATATTGCCATTTTCATCAACTTTAACTCCTTGATATTTTTTATCATCAGCATCATATTCATTTAAAAAGCCAAATGGATTACGAGTTATTTCTAATGTAGTAGAAGTAGGTTTATAATTAACATAATCTACTATATTTTTTAAAACAAAATTAGATTTAAACATATCAATAATGGTTTCTTGTGATATTTTTCTTTTATCATTGATAGAGAGTTTAATATACCATGTTTTAATTTTTCCTCTTAAAATATTAAATAATATAGCAATTTCATTTGGATAGTTAATTATAGGAGTTCCTGTTAAAAGAACTATTCTACAATTGTCAGCGGTCATCAAAAAATTATATAATTGCATAGAGAGTGATGAAGGTGATCTCATTTTATTAACGATTCTTGATACAAAGTTATGTGCTTCATCAACAATAATAGTTTTATTAGAGAATGGATTAATTGTTCCTCCTTGAGTTAATTGATCAAGGTGACTTTTTCTAAGACCATTATAATTAATAAATCGATATTTTATTCTAATCATTTCATTAATTTGATAATCTAAGCTTAATTTTTCTGTTGTCGATAAAGATTCATAATTAGCAGGTTTTTTTATATTAACAAGCCAAGCACCTCCTTGTTTTTTTATATATTCAATTGGTATTGATAAAGCCTGTGATAAAGGTTCTACTAATTCTGGATATTTATTTACATCAACAAATTCCCAAAATTGATTTTTTTTATAAATTTTCTCTCCACATTTTTTTAATTCTTCAATATAGTTAACTCTTAAAGAAGCTGGAGTCATAACTATAATTTGATTCTCGTTCTTTATACCTTCCGCAATAGCAATAGAAGAACACGTTTTACCAGAACCAAGACCATGGTATAATAGAACACCTCGATAAGGTGTGTATAAATTTATATAATCTCTAACAATCTTTTGATGAGTTAATAAAGAAAATTCAGCATTTTTTGTATCACAAGAAATAACTCCTTTATCCTTAGATATTTCTTCTTTATAAGGTTCAAATAAAGACGATATAAAGTTAATAAATAATTCCCTATTATTCATATAATAAGCAGATGCTCTTACTAAAACTTTTTTTTCTTTTTCTGGTAGACGGCTTTTAATATCATCAATTTCCAATAAACTTTCTTTACCTTCAATAATAGTTTCAGTTGGTATAACAGTTTTTCTCTCTTTAGTTTCTTTTATTTCAGGAATATCAGTTTCTAATTTAAGTTTTTTAATTTTTTTCTTTTTTGTGATAACTAGTTGTGGTTCAATCGGTGCTTTTTTTTCAGTAATTTCTTTTTTAGAATCTTCTTTTTTTTCTAAAGGTTTAATGGTTTGTATATCTCCTTTATCTTTTAATTTATTTAAAATGAACGCTCTATCTAATTTAGCAGTTTCTCGTTTATCTACTACTTTTGTTTTTAATTCAATATCTTGTTTTTCGGCTGGTTTTTTTAGAGCTACATTTATTATTGGTATTTTTTCAGGAATAGGTTTTACTTTTAATTTTTCTAATAATTCCTTAGACATATAATAATAATAATATTATTATTATATAATTTAATCAAAAATATATTACTTAAATAATTATAAATAATATTTAAAGTTATATGATTAAATATTATATAATTATGAATTTTATAAGAAGATTATCTAGTCAAATAGTTAATAATAGCAAAATTAATTTAGACAGTCATTATTACAATTTGATGCTTTCACAAAATTCAAAAGATACAATAAAATTTTTAAATGGAAACTATAAAATAAGTGATAATGTAGGAGAATATTATAAAAATATAAAAAATTATGAAATGCATGAAAGTCATAGCCCCAAACCTTTTATCAAAATAAAACAAGAAAAATAATATTATATTATTTTTATAATATTATTTACATAATTTTTTTAATAGCTTCATCACAAGCAATTTGTTCAGCTTTTTTCTTAATTTTATGTAATCCTTTTCCTAAAAATACTAATACTTTTTCATTATTCTCCAAATATTTATGAATATTTGGGAAATTATTAAAATTATTAAAATCTATAGCACTCACTATATCAATATTATGAATCGATTGTCCAATACAAATATATACACCCATTTCATAACCAATTTCTTGATCATGAGAAATTTCAAGATATTCAGGTGTAATTTTAAATTCTTTTTGAATAATAACTTGTAATTGATTTTTATAGTTATCATCTGTATTAATTAATTTTGTCCAATCTACATGTTGTTCAAAAATTTTTTCAACAAAAATTTGTGCCATTTGAAAACCAGGGCCTGTTACAAATATATTTTCAAACCATTTATCTTCGTCTTTGATTGTTATTTTATTTACATCTAAAAATAAAGCACCAAGAAAAGCCTCAAATAAACAACCTAATTTTTTCATATTGGTTCTAGTATTTTTTTCCTCAGCATGTTTTGAAATAATATACCATTTATGTAATCTCATTTCGTAAGCTAATTTTCCAATATGTTCATTTTTAACAAGAGCAATTTTTTTTTCTGTCATAAATCCTTCTTCTGCTTTTGGAAATCTGCGATATAAGTAATATTTTGTAATACATTCTAAAATGCCATCACCAATAAATTCTAAACGCTCATTGGATTTTGTTTTCAAAGGTAAACAATTATATGGCTTATCAACAATAGTTATATCAGAAGCTTTGTTTTCTAACATTGGTCTCTTACAATAAGATTTATGAATAAATGCTCTTTTAAATAATTCAATATTATGAATTCTATAATTAACTCCGTATTTTTTGAGAATAGATTGAATATCATTCAATGTAATCTCAATATTTTTATCATTATATGGATTAAACACTAGTTCTCCATTAATATGTAAAATATCATCATCATTTATTTTTTCATGAATATTTTTTTCCTCAGTATTATCGGGATCAATAACCATATTTATATATTATACATATATATTTAAATATATAATTTAAATATTTAATAAGATTTATAGTAATGAAATTACTAATAGATAATAGAGAACCAAAAGAATTAAAAAGTTTGATTCAGGATAAAATAGAAAATGTAGAATTTAAAAATTTAGAAATTGGTGATATTGTTTTTTTAGATAATAATGATAATACAATATTAATTTTTGAGAGAAAAAGTATACCAGATTTAATTTCTAGTATTAAAGATGGTCGCTATAGTGAGCAATCTTTTAGATTACAGGAATATTATCTCGATAATCATAATATATTTTATTTAATTGAAGGATCTTTAATAAATAGTAGAAAACAATACAATGAAACTATACAAAAAACAGTTTATTCTGCAATGCTTTCATTAAGTTATTCAAAAGGATTCTCTCTTTTACACACTTCGGGTATTGTAGAAACTGCTGATTTTATAATATATTTTTTTCAAAAATTATTAAAAGATAAAACTATTAAACCATTTTATCAGAATACAAATCCAATAAATAATACAATAGAGGAGAAAACAGTTAAAACTAATGAAAGTAATAAAAATGAAGATAATAATGACTATGTTTCACACATAAAAACATCAAAAAAATCTCATATTACAAAAGAAAATATTAGTGAAATTATGTTATCTCAAATACCGAATGTCAGTATAAATACAGCAAAATGTATAATAAATGAATATGATAATATTGAAAATTTAATAAAAATTTTGAGAGAAAATAATAATTGTTTGGAAAATTTAAGAATTAAAAATAAGAATGGGGAGAGAAGAATAGCAAAAAATACAATTGAAAATGTTAAATTGTATTTATTATAATATCTATTTTATTTTTTTACTTTAGTAGATTTTTTCTTTTTACTTTTATTTTTTAATGTCTTATTTTTTTTAACTAGAATTTTTAAATATTTATCATAGCCTTTTGGATTCTTTTTATTTAATATATCTTTCATCCAAATATTATCTTTGAGCATATTTTTTTGTTCACATTTTCTATTATGTTCCATATCTTCTTCATTAAGAGTTCCATCCTTATTTTTTCTAACTTTCATCCGTTTACATGTATTTTTTGTTTTTTTGTTTTATTTTGCATTAATATATATAAAAAATATTATAATTTATATATAAATGTTAAAAGAAGAAGAAATATACAGATATCTTGGTATATTTACATTAACATTGTTTTTTATTTATATAGTAAATAGTGTTTTAAATACACAAAATAATATTATTGAAGGATTAACAAATCAAAAAAAACCTTTAAATATTCAAGATGATTTATTTTCAAATTTAGATAAACATTTAAAAGAAAACAATGATAGATTATCTGACAGTTTATTAATAAAAAAATATAAAAGACAATATGAAGATAGTATTATAGAAATAGATACTAATACAGAACTTAAAATATTACAATTAACAATTTTATATGGAGATGCTTTAGCAAATAAAGATGATAAAGAAGCAAAAAAATATTTAGAAGAAATAAATTTATTACAAAACTTAAAAGTGTCATTAAAAAATACAATGAAACATGTTGACAAACATTAAATAAATTTACGCTACAGCTAATTTAACGTCGTTGCCTTTATAATATCCTCGTTTTATTAACTGGTTTGTATATTTATCACCACCCCAGTTTGTATCAATTGGATTTGGACTTATTCCTTCTCCTTCATTACTTATTTTATCTAAAGGTGTAGATAAACCGATATATTGGTTATCAGGATCATATCCAGGATATTGATCATTGTTATATGGTGGATTATTTCTAGTTGCATTTAAAAGAAGTGTTTGAGGTGCTAAAGTTCTATTTTCAGTTACTCTACCTTCTTCAAGACCACCATGTAATTCGGTTGGTGAGGGTCTATTTTTATATACAGATCTTCCCTGAGCATTATATGAATGTTGTAAAAATAATGCAGGACATCTTATACCTTGACTTCTTTGCCATTTAGTAAATTCAACATAATCATTTAAATTATCAAACATAATAGGATTTACTCCTGGGACAGGTGCTAATTCTGAATTATATAAAAATATATGTTTATCTTTTTGTATAAGAATATTAGGACATCTATATTTGCGTTTATTTGTAAAAGATTCAAAAATAGATTTTGGTTTATTAATTATCATAAAAATTAAACCTAAAATGAAAATACTACTTATAATAGCTAATTTTGACATATATATATATAAAATTATATAATTTTTGATAAACAATATATTAATATATAATATATATGAGTATATTGAATGTAGATAATGATAATCCAAAATTATTTGACTTAAAAGTTGATGAAAAACCAACATTTATAATTGTAAAAGCAGAATGGTGCGGACATTGTAAAAGATTAATACCAGAATTGAAAAAATTACATGATAAAATTAAAGAAGAAAATATTGATGTTAATATTATGAAAATAGATGAGACAGTAATGCCAACCTTAGAATCAGATTATTTAAAAAATGTAGTTGGATATCCTACTATTAGATTTCTTAATAATGGTAAATTAAAAGATTATGAAGGAGAACAGAATGCAGATGCTATGTTACAATTTTGTATGAATCAATTAAATTTAAATAGTAAAATGGGTGGTGGAAAAAAATCAAGAAAATTAAGAAAATCAAGAAAATCAAGAAAATCAAAAAAAGTAAGAAAATCAAGAAAATCAAGAAAATCAAGAAAATCAAGAAAACTAAGAAAATCAAGAAAATCAAGAAAATCAAGAAAATAATTATACATTAATTAAATACATTCCAATAATCATTAATGGTAAACCAATAATTTTTTTCCACGTATAATCACCTTTCATAATAAAAGTGAAAGCTACAACTGTTAGTATTATATCAATTAAATAATCAAAACTTCTAATTTTTTTTAGATCATGTAATCTTAATAATTCAATCCATATAAATGAAACAACAGTAGAGAGAAGAGCTAATATCAAAAAATAAGATATATCTTTATAATTTAATTTACTAATATCACTTATAATATATTTATTTTTATTAGTGATAAAATAAATTAATATAAAAAATATGAAACCAATAATAGTATCCAGTGCTAACACCGAAGTAGGATTTATTATTTTTGTATAATGTTTATTTTTTATATCAAATAACCATCCTAATGAAGCACTTATAAGCAATACAAAAATAAGAAAATAAGTATTTGATAATAATTTATCTAACATATATATTATTCTAATAAAATTATTTATTTTATCCTGAAAAATTGAATTAAATATTATAATATAAAAATATATAAACTAATTAATTATGCAATGGCAATTTAAATTATTTGAGTTTGAAATCTGTGATACTATATTATCAATAGAAGAAGAAGATAAATATACAGATACCAAGGAATTTCTAGTAAAAATGTTTGGAATAGATGAATATGGACATACGGCTTGTATATATGTTAAAGGCTTTCAACCATATTTTTATGTAAAAGTAGATGATGACTGGACTCAACAACATAAAAATGAATTTTTGACATTTATCAAAAATAAAATGGGAAAATATTTTGCTAACTCATTAGTATCTGCTAAAATAGTTAACAGACATAAATTATATGGTTTTGATGCTAAAAAACATCATAAATTTATTCAATTAAAATTCAATAACACAATTGCTATGACAAAAGCAAAAAATTTATGGTATGAATATAATAAAATAACATATTCTAAAAAATTAATAGATGGAGGATTGCCATATAAAGATGGACAAATTGAAATTTATGAAGCGCAAATACCACCATTACTCCGTTTATTTCATATTAAAGAAATTAGTCCATCTGGATGGATCGCACTTTTAAAGGGAAAATATATAAAACATAAAGAACAGACAACAAATTGTCATCACGAATTTACAATTAATTACAAAAATATTATAGCTCTACCGAATCGAGAAACGATGGTTCCATATAAAATAATGAGTTTTGATATTGAAGCTAGTAGTAGTCATGGAGATTTTCCATTACCAATTAAGAATTATAAAAAGTTAGCAGTTGATATAATTGACAAAATTAAATTAGATAAGATAGAAGATATTTCTGATAAATTTTTAAAATCATGTATAAAAACGGCATTTGGATATGATAATGTAAAAGATATTAATAAAGTATATTTAAAAAATAAATTTTCTGAAGACGAAGTGGATAAGTTATTTGATACGTGGATAAAAATAAAACCTGCAAACCATACTTTTGTAGATGAAACATTAAAAAATGAATTAGAAGATAATGATGATGATGATGATAATGAAGAAGATGAAAATGATATTGAGGAAGGAAAAAAAGAAGATAATTGTGAAGAAAAATATAATAAAAAATATGTATCAACAAAAAAATATACAAATAAAGAAGCAACCATTAATGATGTATTAAAAGATATATGTGATAAAAACATTAAAATTCATGAATTGACAAAATCATTATCCTTGATATTTCCCGATATAGAAGGAGATAAAGTTACATTTATCGGTTCGACCATAAGAAATTATGGAGAAGATAAACCATATTTAAAACATTGTATCGTTATTGGAGATTGTTATGAAGTTGAAGGTTGTGAAATTGTATGTGTTGAAAATGAAAAAGAATTATTACTTGAGTGGACTAAATTAATGGAAAAGGAAAATCCAGATATTATTATTGGATATAACATTCATGGTTGGGATGAAGAATTTATGTATAAAAGAGCAATTGAGTTAAACTGTGTAAATAGATTTTTACAATTATCTAGAATTAAAAATCATGTTTGTTTAAATAAAGATTGGAGAACTGGAAAAGAAGACATTGAAAGAAATAGTTTATTTATAGCAAGTGGACAATACGATATTAAATTTATTAATACGATTGGACGGTTACAAATAGATCTTCTTAATGTTTTTAGAAGAGAATATCAATTATCATCATATAAATTAGATTATGTTTCAGGTCATTTTATTAGTGATAAAGTAAATAAAATAGAATATGATGAAGAAAACGAAATTTCAAGAATTTATAGTAAAAATTTTACAGGATTATACAAGAATGATTTTATTGTCTTTGAAGAAATTGGTCATTCAACAAATAAATATAATAGTGGAAAAAAATATGAAATTATAAATATTAATTATAATGAAAGCTATTTTGAAATTAATAGTATTGTTAAACCTGATATGAAATTAATAGTTAAATGGTGTCTTGGAAAAGACGACGTAACACCACAAGATATTTTTAGATTAACAAATGAAGGACCTGAAGGTAGAAAAATTGTAGCCAAATATTGTATTAAGGATTGTGAATTAGTAGATGATTTATTAAAGAAGACAGATATTATGACAGGATATATTGAAATGGCTAAATTAACAACTGTTCCAATTAGTTTCTTAGTATATAGAGGCCAAGGTATTAAAGGGTTAAGTTATGTTGCTAAAAAATGTAGAGAAAAAAAAACACTAATGCCAGTAATAGATAAAGTTATGGATGATAGTGGATATGAAGGGGCAATCGTTTTACCTCCTAAATGTGATTTATATTTAAAAAAACCAGTTGCTTGTGTAGATTATAGTTCTCTATATCCTTCAAGTATTATAAGTGAAAATCTATCACACGATAGTAAAGTGTGGAGTAAAGAATATGATTTAGAAAATAATTTAGTATTAGAAACAGGAGAAAAAAATGAAGATAATAATTATATTTATGATAATTTAGATGATTATGATTATGTTGATGTGAAATATGATACATATAAATGGATGCGAAAAACACCAAAAGGAGCCGCTAAAAAAGTATGTATTGGTTATAAAGTATGTCGGTATGCTCAATTTAAAGATGGTTCAAAAGCAATTATGCCATCTATTTTAGAGGAATTATTAGCTGCCAGAAAATCTACTAAAAAATTAGCAGCAAAAGAAGATGATCCTTTTATGAAGAATGTTTTGGATAGTAGACAATTATCTATTAAAATTGTAGCAAATAGTTTATATGGTCAAACAGGAGCTAAAACAAGCGCATTCTATGATAAAGACGTAGCGGCTTCTACTACAGCAATTGGTAGAAAATTATTAATATATGCTAAAAAAATTCTGGAAGCAGCATATAAAAATAAAATTGTTGATACAAAAAATCATGGTAAGGTAAGAACAAATGCTGAATATATATATGGAGATACTGATAGTGTATTCTTTACATTTAATCTTGAGGAATTAGATGGAACACCGATTGAAGGTGAAAAAGCATTAGAAATAACAATTGAATTAGCACAGCAAGCTGGTGAACTAGCAACAAAATTTTTGAAAAAACCACATGATTTAGAATATGAAAAAACATTTTTACCATTTTGTTTATTATCTAAAAAGCGATATGTTGGAATTTTATATGAGTTCGATCCAAAAAAAGGTAAACGTAAAGAAATGGGTATTGTTCTAAAACGACGGGACAATGCTCCAATTGTAAAAGATATATATGGTGGTGTAATTGATATTTTAATGAAAGAAAAAAATGTTTCGAGTGCTTTAAATTTTACGCATAATTGTTTACAAGATGTTATTGATGAAAAGAATCCAATTGATAAATTGATTATTACAAAGTCTCTTAGAAGTGAATATAAAAACCCACAACAAATAGCACATTTTATGTTAGCAAAAAGAATTGGTGAACGAGACCCAGGAAATAAACCTGGACCTGGAGATCGTATTCCATTTGCATATATCAAAAATGAAAATAAGAAAGCATTACAATGTGATAAAATTGAAAATCCAAAATATATTCAAGAAAACAATCTAGAATTAGATTATAACTTTTATATTACGAATCAAATTATGAAACCATTACAGCAGCTATTTGCTTTGGTATTAGAACAAATTAAAGAATTCAAAGATAAAAGAGGGTATACACTTAGAACATGGAAAGATGAAATTAATAAATTAAAAGAAAAATGGCCAGAAGAAGAAAAATTTCTAAAAAAATATGAAGAATTGCGATGTAAAGAAATTAAATCAATTATATTTGATAAATATATTAAGAAATAAATTAAATCTTATTATAGAAATTATAAATAATTACTATAATATTATAGTTAGAATATTGGTTTAACTACATTAAAATTTCGATTGAGAGAATGTGAGGAAGATATATTAGAAATAAAGGTATAAAAATCAATACCTTTATTTTTTAATTTTCTATCAATTATAATATTTTTTTCATATTCACTATCTTTATATCTGAAAAATATTCTAGAAAAATTTATATTATAGAAAGCAATAATAATTTTATCTGAACAGCTAAAAGCAATATCGATATTTTCTTTGTTATATAAATTTTTTTCATACAAACTATTTATTTCATCTATACTTAACATTTTCCAGATCCCAATATATATGTTTTTACTATTTATATTTGGAATACAGTTTAAAGAAATATGATAATTATCATAAAATTCTTTAATATTTTTATCTAAATAATGATAACCTTTTTCCTTAGCTTTACAATAATCTAATTTTGTATCAATATATGAATTTGTATCCATATATTAATAATTAATATATGTTTTCTTAAATAAAATTTATTTTTTAATTTATCAATTTTATAAGTTTTCTTTTTATTTTAAATTATTATTGTGATGGAGTAATAAGCGCAACTTCAAAATCAATCTCATTATTAAAAGTATCTATAATAGTTTGTAATTGATTTAACATATCATTAGAAATTGTATTGTTGTTTACATTAGTATTAAAACTATTAAATCGATTAGGGCTAGAATTTATTCCTGTAATAATTGGAACTCTATTAAAATTAGTATTAGAATCAATATTATTTCTTGTAATATTAGGATCACTATTATTTCTATTTATCGTTGAACTACTACTATTTCTACTAATATTTCCATTATTATTTTGATTATTATTTTCATTATTATTTCTAGTAATATTATTTAATTCAGTATCTTCATTTATACTTTGATTTGAGGAATCAGAAATTATAGAATATCTACACATAGGACAACAATGATTTCTATTAAACCACTGTAATATTGGGCGTTCAGAAAAAATATGACCACAATGATTAATTTGTAATACAATATCATTATTTGAAAAATCACTTTGACTAATTGGACAAGTTGTATTTATAGGATTTTCTATTTCTTGAAAAGTAGTTCTTGTTGTTGAATTATTAATTTGTTCTTCTGTTGGAATGTTATTTTCTATATTATTTTCTGTATTTGCTAGTGAAGAACTTCTCAAAATTAAGTTTCTTAATAAAGTTTGCTGTAATATATTTCTAGAAAGATTAGTATTTACATTATTCTCTCTTGAATAACCACGTGTATATACATTTCTATCATTATATCTTCGATTATAACTATTATTAAATATTGTATTATAAGTATTTTGTTGAGAATTAATTACTTGAATGATATTTGAAAAAATAGTATTGGTATTTTCAGTAAAGTTAATAAAAGATTCTATATTATTATCATTCATATTTTACTATTATAAAATAAAAATGTTTAAATAAATAAATTCATAAATAAATAATTACTTATGGATAAATATAAAGATAAAGGTCTTAGTGGGTTAGGTAACTTAGGAAATACATGTTATATAAATTCTTTTATTCAAGTATTATCACATACATATGAATTAAATGATTTTTTAGATTCTAAAGAATTTGTAAATAGAGTAAATAAAAATGATTGTTTAATGTTACTAGAATGGAATAATTTAAGAAGAATGTTGTGGAAAGAAAATTGCGCAATTGCTCCATGGGGATTTTTAAAAACAATACAAAAAATTGCTAAAGAAAAGAATAGAATGTTATTTACCGGCTTTATGCAAAATGATTTACCTGAGTTTATTTTATTTATGTTAGATTGTTTCCATTTAGGTTTACAGAGAGAAGTAAATATGTCAATTAATGGTGAAATAAAAAATGATAATGATAAATTAGCAAAAGATTGCTATAATATGATGATAAATATGTATAAAAAAGAATATTCGGAGATTTTAGATTTATTTTATGGTATTTCTGTAACACAAATAATTAGTTTGAACAATGAAATATTAGTTAGTAAACCAGAACCTTTTTCTGTAATAAGTTTACCTATTGTAGGTAACGAATGTAATATATATCAATGCTTTGATAAATATTCTGAAAATGAATTAATGAATGGAGATAATGCATGGTTTAATGATAAAACGAATGAAAAGGAAGATATTAATAAAAAAACAGTATTTTGGAATTTCCCACATATTTTAATTATAGATTTAAAACGATTTACAAACAATAATAGAAAATTAAATTCTTTGGTAGATTATCCAATTGAAAATCTAGAATTAAAAAAATATGTTATTGGATATAATCAAGAAACTTTTGTATATGATTTATATGGTGTTTGTAATCATTCGGGAATGACAATGGGTGGACATTATTTTGCATATGTAAAAAATGCTAATGGTAAATGGTATTGTTTTAATGATGCGAATGTTAAAGAAATAAATGAAAAAGATATAGTAAGTAATAAAGCTTATAGTTTATTCTATAGAAAAAAAAAATAAAAATAAATATTATATGGATGTTGATATGAATACAATTTTGGGGGTTCCTTCAATGAATTTTTTAAATACTAATATGGCGAACCCTTTAATAATATCATTATTAGTTTTAATAATAATAATTTACTTTGTTTTATTTGCATCTTTAGGAAATAACAGTGAATCCATGAATGCTCCTTCCACTAGCAAAGCTAGTTTAGAAATATTGTTATGGGGAGTATTTTTAGTTATTATTATTATTAATGGTATGAATTATTTTTTAAATGTAAATATTATAACAAGCATTAAAAATTTATTTTCAGGAGAACCAGAAATAGATATTACAGTAGAAAGAGAAACTGAAGGGCAAATAACAGGAACCACCACAGTTCCAGAATTAAAATTTGAAAAACAAGTTTATCACATACCAGGTAATAAATATACATTTGATGATGCTAAAGCAGTATGTAAAGCATATGGGAATAGATTAGCAAATTATAAAGAAATAGAAAATGCTTATCAAAATGGAGCTGATTGGTGTAGTTATGGGTGGTCAGAAGATCAAATGGCATTATTTCCTACACAAATAGAGAGATGGGATCGCTTACAAAAAATAGAGGGTCATAAAAATGATTGTGGGAGACCTGGTATAAATGGTGGATATATTGCTAATCCAAATGTAAGATTTGGCGTAAATTGTTATGGTTACAGGCCAAAAATTACATCGCAAGAAGCAGAAATGATGGAAAATATACCACTATTTCCAAAAACACAAAAAGAGTTAGATTTCCAAAAACGCGTTGAATACTGGAAAAATAAAATAGCAAATATTATAGTATCTCCTTTTAATAGTAATAATTGGAGTATGCACTAATAAAAATTAATTATTATTATATTTAATTTTTATTAAATTATGTATTAAATTTTTTTCTAGATGTTTTAGATTTTACTTTTAAACTTTTAGTTGTTTTATGTTTTTTTGGTTTTGTTTTTAATGAAAATGAATCATTTTTATTAGGATTTACATTTTTTAATAAATTGTCAAAAGAATCGACATCTATTATATCGCCATTATTTACTGTATTTAATTTTTTATAATTTGTTCCACCGGATAAGATATTTTTAAAATTTAAGGCAGATGGAATAGCTAAATCTTTAAATTTATCTGGTAAATTTGTTATACTTTTGAAAGATATGGAATTATTTTCTAAATAAGGCATTTATATATATAGAAAATTATTTATTAAATCTTTTTATATCATTTATAATTTTACTGTCTCTATTTGTTTTAATATAATTAATAATATTTTCAATATCACTTTGATCTGTTAAGCAATTTTTTAAGGCTTCGATTAAAAATTTGTATGATATAGGTGTATTTTGTTTAGTTTCTACAAATTTTAGATAATCATTACCTATTTTAATTGTAGCATTATTCAAATTATTGTTAGTAACATGTTGATATATATCATTTTTGTAACTATTTTTTTTCTCTCTTAATTCATTAATTTTTTGATTTAATTCTTTTATTTTATTATCTAAAAGTAACCAATTTTTAATATTATTTTCCATAGATATTATAATGTTAAAAAATAATATTTAAATCTTATAATAAATCAATAATAAATTTATTATAAGAATTTCGCACTTATATAAATGTTTTTAAAACTCATTTACGATATTTTTTTAACGATTTGCGGCTTTTGCGGCGACGTATCATTTTTTGTAAAGCTAAAAGACCGAAAGGAAGGGCCGCTCTTTGAACCATCCCGGCACCGCGCGATTTTCGCGAACCACCTTTACGTGATTTACGTGATTTACGTGATTTGCGTGATTTGCGTGATTTGCGTGATTTACGTGATTTACGTGATTTACGTGATTTACGTGATTTACGTGATTTACGTGATTTACGTGATTTACGAGAACCACCTCTTTTCATCATTTTTCTTGAATGACGACGATATTTTTTCATAGCTTTTGATTTACGCGAACCACGTTTTTTCATTGATTTTTTGTGGTATTTTCTACGTTTTCCACCAACAAATTCTGCTGATTGACAACCGGCACCGCCAGATAAAACAATACGAGTAGACATATATAATATTGTAAGAAAATTATTATAAAAAAAAAGGAGATTTATTATTTCTAAATAAAAGAATAAAAATTCCTAAATGTAAAATAAAACTCACAATTACAAAAATTAAAGATAAATAAATATATGGGTAAATTTCATTTAATAAAGTTTTAGTAATTATTTGTAAAAATGGGTTAAATATTTCCTTAATTTGTTCCTTAATTTCTTTTTTATTGAGTAGAAATAAACATTGCTCTAAAAATTTCTCTTTCATTACATTATTTAATAATTTTTTTTTATTATTTATGCGTCTTTAGAAATATATAATTTTCTAATAAATAATTTAATAATAATGGAAAATATAATAGATCCAACTGATACTTTTAATTATGAATTGATTAATTTAGATAATCCGACACCAGTTCAAGGGGGTTGTTTTTTTACTAAATTAAATTGTGGTGAAAAAAAATTACCTTTATATTTACAATTACCTAAATGTAGAAGTAAACAAGGAATATGTAAAACAACATCGTCTAAAAAATTTTTTATTGATTTAATATTTAATTCTTATGAAAATAATTTAATAACATGGTTTGAAAATTTTGAAAATAGATGTAGAGAATTAATTTTTGAAAAAAAAGATAATTGGTTTCAAAGCGAAATGGATTTAGATGATATTGAGTCACATTTCAATAGTTGTATGAAAACATACAAATCTGGGAAATATATTGTTATTAGATGTTATATTCCAAATAATAAGACAATAAGAAAAAATTATTGTTTAATTTATGATGAAAATGAAAATATTCTTAATGTAGAAGATGTTAAGGAAAATTTAGAAATAATTCCTCTTATAGCAATTGAAGGACTAAAATTTTCATCTAAAAGTTTTCAAATAGAAATAAATGTTCCACAAATTATGGTATTAAAAATGCCTGAAGAAATTAAAACCGGATTTCTTATAAATAAGAAAAGTAAAAATACTGATATTGGTGAAACTTCTGATAATAGAGAAGAAATAGAAGAGGTAAAACAAGATTTATCAATTGATAATAAAAATACTTTAGAAGAAGTAATTGATTTAGAAAAAAAAATAGATAATCAAGATTTAGAAATAATTAATGATTTAAAAGTAACAGATAATACAAAAGAAATAAAAAATTTAGACAAAGTAGAAAATAAAGATGAATCAAATAAATTAGATAATTCTAGTATATTAGAAGATAGAGAAGAATTAGAGATTGTAGATACAAATATTGATAATATTGATAATAATGGAATAGAAGATAAAAATTCTTTAAAAGAATTAGATATATCTTTAGAAAATGATATAACTTTAGAAAATGATGATGAAAATCCAATTACTTTAAAAAAACCTAATGATGTTTATTTGGAAATATATAAAAATGCGAGAGAGCGAGCAAAAAAAATGAGGCAGGCTGCATTGGAGGCATATTTAGAAGCAAAAAATATAAAAAATAAATATTTATTGGATGATATATTATCTGAAGATGAAAATAGTAATTTCGGAGAAAATGAAGAGATAGAAGATATCGAATAAATATGATTTATAAATTTAGAAAAAATGTGTATTTTTAAAATTATTTTATCATTCATTTTATATATATGAAAACTTTAAACGAGTTCATGAAATTCCTTCAAAAAAATATGTTATTTGTCCTTGGATTAATCGTTGCTGTTGTTGCTGTTGTAATGTATTCGAGAAAACAAGGAACAAACTTCTCGCCAATGACGAATAATTCACAACAGGATAGATCATCTGAAGAATCGTGGGAAAGCAAACCAAGAACTTTATGGAGTGAAATGTCTCCTGGTGTTATTGAACAAGCCCATAAAGGTGCTTCTGGAACTTCTAACAAACCACCAATGGCCGCGAATCCTGTAGGAATGAACAGTGGTCCAGCAAATGCGGATGGTATTCAAACTGTTACATCTGGTGTTCCATCATCGTGTAATCGCCAAGAAATAGCTAATCCTTCTGAATTATTACCTAGACAAGATAATGAATTTGGAAATATGAATGAAAATGGCGCTGGTGATTTACAAAATGTTAATTTATTAAGAGCTGGTTACCATGCAGGCATTGATACAATTGGTAGCACATTAAGAAATTCAAATTTACAATTAAGATCTGAACCTCCCAATCCAACTAGCAAAGTTAGCCCCTGGATGAACTCTACTATTGAACCTGATTTAATGAGAGTTCCTTTAGAAATTGGTTGTGGTTCACAATAAATTATAAATTTATAAAATTATAAATTTTATATTATTCATTATATAAATAATATATATAATGAATAGTGATTTATTAGGATTCGTATTAATTTGTTTAATAGTTATATTATCATATCGCATTTATAGAGATTCTGATCTTTTTCATTTAAAATGTATAATTTCGAATGTAGATGGTAATACTTATTGTGTTCGTGAAAGAAGTAAACTAGAATTAGCAGCTGATAAATTAGCAAAAGTAAATCAAAATATGAAATCTTTAGTTAAACATTGTAAAAATAATTTTGATAGCGAAGAGAGAATAAAACGTTTAACAGAAGGTTTCAACCCAAAAAAAATTACAGAAACATTACCGACAAGTGAATTTACGGCATATAGTGAAAATAAGGGAGAAAAAATAGCATTTTGTTTAGATACTGAAAAAAATAATAAGGGTAGACTGATAGATTTAAATACTTTAACATTTGTAGCAATACATGAATTATCTCATGTTGCCACTAAATCAGTTGGTCATACTCCAGAATTTTGGGCAAATTTTAAATTTTTATTACAAGAAGCTGAAAAAATAAATATATATAAACCAGTTGATTATAGTAAAAATCCTAAAAAATATTGTGGCATGGAAATAAATGATAATCCTTATTTTTCATAAATTAATAAATCAATATCTATATTTTCTATATTTTCAAGTTTTTGATTAGTTGTTAGTTTCCACTCTTTTTCATTATAATAAAAAAATTTGTCACATAAATATTTTTTATTAATTTTTGTAATAAATAATTTATTGATAATATTCTTTTGTAGAAATGATTGATATATTATTTGTCCACCTATTATCCATACTTCTTGATAATTTTTACTATTACAAAATTTAATAATATTATCAATATTATCAAAAGTTTTAATTATATTATCTTCTCTCTTTTCATCAATAATTATAGACGATGATAAAATTAAATTATCTCTTTTAGGTAAAAAATTATTAGGTAAACTTTCAAATGTATTTCTACCCATAATAATAGCATTATTATTATTTCCTCGAGTTAATTTTGAAAATATTTTTAAATCTTCTTTGATATTCCAAGGTAAACTATTATTATAACCAATACCATTATTTTCACATATAGCAACTATAATATTATAGTTCATAACTATATAAAATATTATGTGATTATTTTATATAGTATGTCTACAATATATAAAATATATAAATTAAAAAGTAATACTGTAGAAAAAATTTATGTTTTCAATGAAGATAATACTATAAGTATAGATACTATTTTTGAAAAATATGAATTAGATATTATAAACAAATATAATATTAATTATGAAATTATAAATACAAATATTTACCCAGATGACACTATAGAAACAATAAAGAAAAAATTTATCAATATAGAAAAAAATGTTTCGATTGATGAATTATATTTATTTAGTAATGTAAATGAAACTTTTAATAGTGAAACTATTTATAAAAATTTAACGCATAATGGTAAAATACAATTAACAAAAAGTATTTTAATTGAATATTTATTGAATATATCAAATTTTGATATTAAAACTTTATCAGATAAATCTATATATACATATGATGATATATTATCATTAAACTTAGGTAAATATGATTTAGTCAATAAACCATTGGGACAGAAATTTACTTACAAAAATATTAATATTTCTTATATTGTTAATCCATTTAATTTATTAGAAGTGGATGATATATTTAAAAAAAATGTTGAATATTTTGTTAATACAACAAATAAACAAGTATTATTATCAAATAATAATATTAAAAGTAATATAATCTATTTGTGTCAAGCTGAAGATGTATTAAATTATGCTATAAATAATAACATAGATGAAAAAAATATTATTAAAATGTATTATCCCTATTTATATGATAATGAAATATTAAATAAAACAGAATTAAGTAATAGTAAACCATTATTATTAAAAAAAAGTAAAGATTATATAGATAAAAATTTTATAAAAAATATAGAAAATGTGGAATTATTTCATAAAATATACAATAAAAGAACTACTGATATTGATTATATTAAAAAAGGTATAAAATATATATCATTTAATATAAATCCATTATATAATTTTATATTACCATTAGATGTAATATTCAAAATTATACATGTTGATAAAAATATACCATTAATTAAATATAATCCATCAAAAAGAATGGAAAAAATTTATAAACTATATTGTGATAAGATAGCAACTAATGGTAAAAAAATACCATATTTATCAAAAGGGGTGATTTTCAAAATTATTAAAAATATTGCTACACAAAAATCAATTGCTTTTTATATAAATGTTAATGATAATAATATAAATAATTTTATTTGTCATATTTATCAGGACGCTTCTATAAATGTTGAAATAGATTTGGATAATCCTTATAGTGTAAATGAGTGTGAAGAATTGATTAAAAATAATATTAATAAGATAATAATTAAAGTATCAGAATTTATAAAAGAATCTGGATATATATTGAATTTATTTGATAATTTATATGATAAAAATGTGGATATAGAAAATATAAGTTATGAATATTATCTTCCAATAAAAAATAATATAACATTATCAAAACTAACATCATGTATAACATCTATATTTAATGTCGAACAAGGAAATTTAAAAGATAATATTAGAATGAGATATAAAAGAGTAAATAATTACAATGAAATGACTGCTGTTGAATCTACAATTATTGATTTAGTTCAAAATGAAGTAGAACAAGAAAATATAATAAAAATTATAAAAGATAATTATGGACTTAATGAAAATGATGTTATTGAGAGATTAAAAGATGTTTTGAATTCTATACAAGTAATAGAAAAAACAGGAAAAAAGAAAAAAATAAAATTAAAGAATAATCCCGGATTTTTAACTACAATAAAACAAGACCAATTTAAAAATAATATTACTATAGCTATAAATAATATAAGTAATATAAAATATATTGATATTTTATCAATATATATTGATTCATTAATACGTATAACGCAATATCCAGATACTACTAATGTAAAATTAGAAGAAATAAGTAAAATGTGTTCAAAAAAAGAAATAAAACAAGAAACACAAATAGAAGAAATTGCTCCATCACCTGAAAAAGAGTTAGAAATAGAAATAGCAGAGGAACTAATTTTTGATTCTCCAGAAAAAGTTTCAGATGACAAGGAAGATTTATTAAATATATTAATGGGTTCTGATATAGATGAAGATGATGAAGAAATAGAAATTGATGAAGAAGAAATAGAACTAGATGATGAGGAAATACAAGAAGGAGGAGTTAATAGTGATATAGAAATTGACGATGAGGAAATAATACAGAAAGAATCTTCTGATAAAAAGAAAAAAACAAAGAAAAAAATAAAAATTCTTGAAAAATCTAATAAAGATGATAAAGATGATAAAAACATTTTAGAGAAGCAATTAGAAGGAAAAAAATTAGAAAAAGATGTTACTGGTATGAGTTTATCTAATCCAAACCCTTTTTATAAAAGAATGGACTCAAGAGATCCAAAACTATTTCAAACCGATATAGATGGAAAATTTAAAGGATATTCTCGATTATGTCCTTGGAATGTAAAACGTCAACCTGTAATATTAACAGATGAAGAAAAGGCAAATATAGATAAGAATCACCCTGGTTCTTATGATGAAGCAATAAAATATGGAAGTTCAAAGGAAAACCAATATTGGTATATATGTCCTCGTTATTGGAGTTTAAAATATGATACCAGTTTAACAGAAGAACAAGTTAAATCAGGAAATTATGGTAATATAATACCTGATAAAAGTAAAAAAGTCCCAAAGGACGCTTCAATTTTTGAATTTACAGATAATAAAGAACATACTAATAACCAAGGTAAATATATTAAACATTATCCTGGATTTTTAAAAGAAGGAAGTCATCCAGATGATTTATGTGTTCCTTGTTGTTTCAAATCCTGGGATAGTCCCGCCCAAAAAGAAAGAAGAGAACAATGCATTAATAACAAAGTTGTAGAAAAAGAAGTAGATGACCAAGATGATTATATTAAAGGAAGTGATAAATTTCCTTTAGATAAAAATAGATGGGGTTATTTACCTATAGCAATACAGAAATATTTACAAACAGATAACAAAAAATGTCAAATTAGTATTACAAATACTAATTTAAAATCTAATCATCTTTGTTTATTGAGAAGAGGAGTTGAATTTAATAAAAATCAATCATTTATTTCATGTTTAAGTGATTTATATATTGATTATATTGTTCCAAAAGTTAAAACATTGACTACAAAAGATATGAAAAATATATTAGTAAATTCACTCAATTTAGATTTGTTTATTAGTTTACAAAATGGAAGTTTAATCTCTAATTTCAAAGATAAAAAAATTAATTATGATATGAAAATAGATGACAATTATAAAAACACTAAAATATATAAAAGTATAAATTTTGATGATAAAAATCAAAAAAATTATTTAATACAAGTAATTTCTGCATATCAAAATTTTATAGAATATTTAAATAATGATAATATAATTATAGATTATACATATTTATGGGATTTAATATGTTTGCCAAATAAAAATTTGTTCAAAGATGGAATAAACTTAATAATATTAGAAATGAATGAAAATGATATAACAAACAATATAAATTTAATATGCCCAACAAATCATTACTCATCTGAATTATTTGATATAAATAGAAATACAGCTATTTTAATAAAAAATGGTAATTATTATGAACCAATTTATGCTGTAGAAGATAAAATTAAATCTATTGTTATAACAAAATTATTTAATATTAGAAATAAAAATCTAACAAAAAATATCATAAATGTTTTAGAAAATATAGATAAAACAGTTAATAAATATTGCGGAACTTATCCTTCCTTACCAAATGTATATACTTTCAAAGAAAATATTAAATTATCGAAATTAGTTAAATTATTATTAACTAATAATTACACTATTGAAAAACAGATTATAAATTATAATAGTAACACGATTGGAATTATTGCTGAAAAAGAAAATAAAAAAGGATTTATACCATGTTTACCATCTAGTATAATAGTAGATTATGATTATACATGGATGGATGATGATATATGGGATAATTTTAAAGATACTATAAATTTTTTAAATTTTGTATATGAAGATAATAATAAAAAAATTCCTTGTAAACCATTAATAAAAGTTTTTGAAGATGAATATATTATAGGAATAATAACAGAAACGAATCAATTTATTGCTTTAAATGAACCAACATTAGATACTTTTGATGATAAATTAGAAAGTATCAAAGAGAATAATTATTTAAATGCTGATATAAAATCATCTATAAGTAATGAAAGAGATAAAGAGAGAATAAACTATATTAAAAATATAGAATTAGAAACATCATTTTATAATAGTTTTAGAAATACAATTAGAATATTATTAGGTCTACAGAAATATGTAACAATAAGAAAAGAAATAGAGAATATAATAAATTTGGAAACAATGTTATATTTTGAAAAATTAAAAATTATAGATTCAAAAATAAGAGAATTAACAAGAGAATTCATACAATTTGTAGATTATAAAGAAGAAGAACTTTTAAAAATAGATAAATTATCTTCTTGTTATAATATTTCAAATGATATTTGTAGAGAGAAAAAGTTTTGTAGTTTAGATGAAACAAATAATAAATGTAAATTATTAATCCCGAAAAATAATTTAATAAATAAGAATGATAATGAAGTAATTTATTTTTCTAAGATATCAGATGAGTTAATAAGATATATTAGAATTAAAGAATTTATTTTTGAATCTAAAACTTTTCTCTCTTTTAATGAAATAAAATTTGATTTAAACGACGATGAAATTATATTATTACAATCATTATTAACACAAGATTATTTTGAGAATATTGAAATAATGAATCCTAATCCATATATTAATTATAATTCTTATTATAATACAAATCCACAAAAAACACAATATTATACAAATGAAATTATAGATGAAGATAAAAAAGATGATAGTAGAAAGGAAAAGAAAAAATTAAAAATAAAAACAGATTTAACTGTTAAAGAAGCAATTGAAGAGAAAGAAAAAATATATTGTAAAAAAATAGAGAGAAGCATACAAGATAAATGGAAAGGTATTTTGCCCAATGATTGTAATGAAATTTATTATGATATGGATAATAATAATTGTTCTTTTAAAATATTAATTAATATAATAAATAGTTATAATTTAACAAATCCTAAATATATTTATGAAATAAATAGTATAAATAAATTAAAAAATTTTTTAATACAAACTTATAATGAATTAATAACTGATGACAATATTAATATTATTTATGATATTTTAGAGAATGAAGGAAAAACAAATATGATTAATAAAATAAAATTAGGTACTGCTAGTTTGGATATTATCATATTATCAGAAGAATATTATATGACTAATTTTGATTTATGGATTTTATCAAATAAACTAGAATTACCTATTTTATTAATATCACCAACAAAAATACAATATAATTCAGAAGTTATATTTAAATTAAATAAACTTGATTTTGAGAATATAGATATATTTTATATAGTAAAAATACAGAAAACAAAAATTAAAGATGAACAAAGAGTAATATATAAATTAATAGAATATAATAATGATTATAAAATAAATTATGATGAGTTATCAGAAGAATTCAAAAAACAAATACAAACAATGGTATGTTA